CTTGAACTTCTTCTTGAACTTCTTCTTGAACTTCTTCTTGAACTTCTTCTTGAACTTCTTCTTGAACTTCTTCTTGAACTTCTTCTTGAACTTCTTCTTGAACTTCTTCTTGAACTTCTTCTTGAACAGCTCTTTTTCTAAAACTTATCATTCCCATAAGTCAGCCTTTTACGCTAACTTATGTTTAAAAGCAATCATACGGATGTTTTTATCTTCATATACTTTGCCCCAGTTTGTATCAGTTACAAGATCTGCATTTGTTGGGTTTGCAGTTGTTACAGCCCATTTAACACCGCGTGGGTGCATAATAAAACCAGAACGAGAAGTAAGCACATCAACACCGCCGAGTGTATCTCTGTCTGTCTCTACTGCAATGTCTCCAAGTGCCACATCTGCATAACCTATTGCACCATTGCCAAACAAATAAGTTGTATAAATGCCGTTAGTAGTATCTACAGGAAGCCCATCATCTACTACTACCGCATACCCAAGGTATGTAGGGATTGTAATTTGCTGATTTGCTACTGTCTCATATACAATAAGCTGGTCTTTTTGCAGTTTCGCATACGTTGCTGAGTGCATAGCCATAGCAGTTAATCCACCTGCCTTATCTCCAAGAAGTGATTTAGCATCAATCGTTGAGCCTGCGTCAATAACAGCCGCTGCACCAGTTCCACCACTAATATCAAGCACGTGAGTAGAAGATAACGCTCCAGCAAACACACCGCCTAGTGAAGCGATAAGGGTACGTTGCTTCTCTCTGTTCCAAAACTCTGTTACACGGCTTGCAATAGCTTCCATAGGTTTTGCACCACTTAAAAGCCCTGCAAAGTCTGAACTATCCCAGCTGTTCGCACCGAAAATCTTAACCGCTACATCTTTTTGTGTTGTGATTTTTTTAGGTGTAAGTGCCGTTCCATCAAACCCGATGCCGCCACGCTCAGCTTCTCCTGTTAAATCTTGGAAGAAAGGCATATTTACAAACTCACCCGCACCATTTGCAAGTGTTTTAATTGCATCGTCATTTGCTAAAATACCGCTGTTAAGCAACACGTTCGTCTCTGCCGTCTTTTCTAAAATATAGTCATTCCATACGTCAGGAATTATCATATCTGCTAGTCTTGTACCCATAATTAGTTACCACCTTTTAATTTTTCATACAGTGCTTTGTCTTTTTTGTAAAGCTCTGTTTTTTCATCAAGGCTCAGCTCTGAAAAACTTTTGTCTTTAAAGCTTGTGCCGCCATTATCCGTACCGCTTCCGCTATTCCCTTTTGGGTTAAGCAAGTTCGGTTTAGATTCAAAAAACTTTGAAAGTCCCTCATCGAGGCTTAAAACATTCTCGCCGTCTTTGAACTTCAAATTATCACCGTCTAACGCAACAAGATTTTTCAGATAGTTTTCTACTAAGTCAGTATCAACTACATCAAACTTTGAAAGAGAACTTTTTAACGCCGTCTCAATCTTTAGCTCTTTGTTTTGTTTTGATATTGCTTCAAGCGTTGCCTGTGTCTCCTGCAATCGTGACTTTTGAGCCTCAAGCTCTTTTACAAGTTCACTTTTACCGTCCTCTTTGGCTTTTACTATCTGCTCATCAAAACTGCCTAACTTTGACTCAAGTTCATCTTTGGCTTTTGAAACGCTCTCATAACTTTTGTTTAAGTCCTGATATTTCACTCTCCAAGATGCACTCTCATCTCTTAGCTTAGAAAATTCAGGAGAAATATCTCCGTCAATCTCTTTTGCAACATCTTCTGTAATCTTCCCTGCCTCTAGCAGTTGTGTTAGTATTTTTAACAATTTTAAGCCCTCCAGCTGTCAATTTAAAAAACTTTACACCTCTTTGTTGTCATAAATCGAAAAAATGGCAGAAAAGAAGATTAATATTTTAAAAAATGTATAACAAAGGCAAGATATGGATTATAAAAGTAGCTGGAACTTTGCCAAAGAGGCTTTTGAGGGTTTTGATAGTAGTTATCTAGTGCAATTTGCAAGAGAGCATGAAGACAAATTTACAAACAGAAAAGAGCTTGCATACTGCGTGAACTATATGAAGCCAAAAGCTAAACAATTTGTCTCATACCTTGCACAAAAAAGCATAAGACGCAACATTAATAACACTCTGTTAAAACCGATACTTAAAAATATTGATCTAAAGAATAACTCTATTGATGTCTTTATTCAAAACTTTGCTATCAATGCAAAGGTAAGAGGTGCTAATCTCTGCATTATAGATATGCCAAAACAAAAGGCAGCTAATCTTAAAGAGCAGGTAGAGAATAGAATGCTTCCTTATTTTATAGAAGTATTCCCTGAGAATATACACTCTTACAAGCTTGACAAGTTCGGATATTTTGAGTGGGTTGTCTTTGAATTTAGCGTTGACAATACAGAGCCGTTTAAAGAGACTAATATCGAGACCATTTACAGATACTATGACAAGACAGAGTGGCGTGTTCTTGATAAAGACAAAAACATCATTGAGAGTGGCGTTCATAACATAGGTCGCTGCCCTGTTGTAGCGTTTAGTGAGAGTGGCACATTCCCAAACGTTGGAGAGTTTGTCCAGATTGCAGATATTCAAAAGCGTATTATGAATCTTAGAAGCGAGCTTGATGAGATATTAAGAGGGCAAACTTTTTCACTTCTTACTTATAATGTAGAAAATGCTGATGATATAAAAGACCTCAATGTCGGTGTAAATAATGTCCTTGTTTATAAAAACCAGAAACCAGAATTTATCTCTCCACCTGATGCACCTGCTAAAGTGTATCAAGATGAGATTAAAAGGCTTGAGGACTTAATAGAAAAAGTCGCCCATACGGAAGTGTTTGAAAGTTCAGGGAATGAAAGCGGTATTGCAAAGATGTACCGATTTCAGGCTTTAAACTCAGCCCTTATTGACTTCTCACAAAGACTTGAAGACTTTGAGCGTAATTGTTTTGATATTGTATGCAAATGGTTAGAAATTGAGAACAAAATAGAGGTCTCCTACCCTATGGACTTTAACATCAAAGATATAAAAACAGAAATAGAGACAGCAGATGCACTCTTTAACTACAATCTCGGCAAAACATACGAAGCCATCAAAAAAGAACAGCTTGCATTTATGGACTTAGAAGGTTTAGAAGACTCTCAAAAAGAGCAGATAGTAAAAGAGATAGAAGAACTTGCACAAGTGAGAGACAATGGTACAAATAAACCAGAGTGAACTTGACGAAATAAATCAAACTTTTGAAAAGCTAGCGGATGTAGATAAAAGCAAGACTATGAAAGAGTTTGTAGATTATGTCTATGATAAAGCCATAGAGAGAGCTGATAAGCATACTAAGACGGGTGCAATGATGAAAGCTGTGTTTCTACACAAGCAAGGCAATGCGCACTATGTAGGAGTAGACAAAAAACTAGCTCCTTATGCTCTCTTTGTGCATTGGGGAACTAAACCGCACTTAATCAAACCAAACAAAAGAAAAGCGTTAAGATGGGCAACTCAGAACACAAAACAATTCGCAAAACAATCTAAAAAAGGAGTCTTTAAGCTCTACAAAGTCGGAGCAAATAAACATTTTGGGTTTGCTTTTGCAAAAGTAATACACCACCCAGGCTACAAAGGCGATCCGTTCCTAACCCTCGCACTTGATGACGGACTAAAGAAACTACCCGAATTTTTTAACAAACTAGAAAAGGAACTTAAATAATGGCACTACAATACACATACCCAGACGAATACCTAGCCAAGAGAATTACAGAAGATAGAGAAACAAGAGCTATCAATGAAGCATCACTTACAGGCATTACAGACACCGCATATCTTGAAAAGCTCTCCATACTCAAGTGTTACATTATCACATCCCTTGAGTGTAACTCTAAACCAGATGACGTCTTTGCCCAAAAACTTAAGATTTATTCCAAAGAGTATGATGCACTTCTTAGCACAGCATTAGAAACTCAGCGTGAAGTAAGCGGAAAATCACTCTACAGCATAGAGATAGGGAGGGCATAATGTATGAAGCACTTTTAGCTATTAAAGCAAAACTAGAACTCATTCCAAATATTGCTACATGTAAGGTTGGTTTAGAGGATGACATTTCTCCAGATGATTACCCGCTCATCCGCATTGTTGCATCTTCAAGTGATGATATAGGCTTTCTAAAAGAAAAAAACACAGTAAAAATATACTTTGGCTTTGATTTGAATGAATATGATGGTGTGGAGTCTATCTATGAGAAGTTATACGGCTTAGAAAAAGAGATACGTGATGCAATAGTGCCTGAGCTTTCAAGTGAGTTTCTTTGTCGATGGAAAAGCACCATCAGTGATGAAGACAGACTTGATGGATATAAGGTGCTTTGTAGTGTTTTTGAGGTTGAGGGTTAATCTTTAACTGAGGGGAACAGTATCTTTTCATACTCTTCTTTGCTTATGTTTTTATTCACAAACACAAGGCTGTTGTCTTGATTCTTTAGTGGCTTTGTATGTGGGTTTTTCCCTAATATTATCTCGCTTGGTATTTTCTCAAAGGCCAAGCATGAAAGATCGCCAAAATAGTGTTTACAGTTATAGCATCTATCACTTGTCATTATCTATCTCCTTAAAAAGTTTTAACATCCTTTCTGGAACATTCTCGGCTCCATTAACTCTATACTCAGAATAATGCTCTGCAAAGTACTCTTTGTAGTTTGTTATTGAATATTCTGAAACTGCTTTTATTTTATCAACGTGATACACATCTTCATAATTAAAAAATACATCATGTCTGTGATGTCCAATCTCATGCTTTATTGTAGCATAAAGATTGTCTTCTGTTTTTTCAAATCTTGAAGAAACACTCCATTTTTTCGCTTTTTGTCCAGATAGTATCTTGTCACGTGTTTTATGTATCTCTGCCTTGCTTCTATTTAAAAAACGCCTTATATCTCTTTGATTATATTTTTCATTTCCTAAATACTTTTCGGTCCACTCTTTAATATCCTGCTCAATCACCTTTATTCGCTCTTCATAGCTGACTATATCTTCTACTTTTATGTCCCCAATATGTGCAAGATTAATTCTAATTTGTTTTAGACTTCCGCTATACCCTGCTCTCGCCGCATCAGTTTTTTTCCTGTATGTAGAGATTTTATACAGTTTGATTGGTGAGATTTTATGTTCTTCTTCAAAAGCTCTAACAACTGCATTTAATCCATCTTTTTTGAGACCTTTTAGAGATACATCTTCAATGCCTATAGATTTCAATCTATTCTCTGCATCTTTTATTGTTTTTACTGGAATAAAATCTTGCATTTTTTGTGTATTACTTTTTATTTTACCGCCAATGTATCTAACATTATTAATATCATCAATATACATAGGAAAGCCCATATAAGAGCTTTTTAATACATCCCCACTCTTATAAAACATATCAAGTCTTCTTTGCGAACCGACTATCAATCTTCTTTCATATGAGTTAAACTTCTCCATGGCTTTTTTATCTGCTTTGGCGTCATAATGCGCATCTTTTGCACTTCTGCTGATAATCTCTTGTAATCTACATCTGCAGAATGGATGAAAAGGTGGAATCGGTGCTCTGCTTTTTGGATAGACACCTTTCCCAAGCCCAAACTTATCAACACTAGCGTGATAATCGCAGATATCCACTCTCTCGTGCGTCTGAGACATCCTAAGCTTCACTACCTCGACCTCGTCATCATCTGCTAACATTTTAGCCCTCTCGATGCTGTATGACTTCATTACTTCATTTTGCGCAATTCTATTTGCATAGTACCGGCTCTTTTCATAGAATGCCTTTTTAAGTAGCTTCTGTTGTTCTTGAAAACTTTTTGACTTGAGTGCTTGAGTGTAAGATGCTTTGAGGGCTTTTGTTTTAATTGTACTCACTTGTTTAAAGCTTCTTTGCGATGGTGGCTTATTCAGTTCTTCCTTGAGCCATTTAGGAATAGTCTTTTTTTCCTTTACATGTAACGGGTCCAACTTAAAATCATAGCCCTCATACAAAAGCTTTGATATCTCGGCAATGGTTTTATTCTGCTTGACTGCATCGTTGATAACTTTCGTTGTTTGCAATGCAACATCACGAGAATTTACATAGAGCCTTTTTGAAAGCTTTACTCCATGCACTTCAAAGTTCTTAACATACTCAGCTGTTACAGTTGTTGAGAGCACATTACTAAGTGATGCGGCGATAATTGCAGCAGACTCTTCATTAATGGTTGAAAGTGCCTCTTGTATCTGCTTTCGTGCTTCTTGAGGGGATATACCATCTCGCACCATTGCGATTAACTGTTCATATGCTTTTTTAGTTAATTTTGTAATATTCTTATCTACGCCATTTAGCAGTTCGTCAATCTCATCTTTAGTCATAATGCCCGCTCTCCTCTATAAGTCTGTATGCCTGTCGCTCACTCTTTGCAAACTCATAGCGAACCAAGCAAACGGTCTGTGCTCTTGAATTCCCAAGCTTCCTAAGCGATGCTACTCTTTGATAAATTAACTCTTTTTCATTTGCTTTTTCACTTCCATATACAAGCTTCATAACCATCTCGTTAAAGCTTTCTTCATCTGTTTTGATATCACATTGTTGCAGTATAAGTTGTTTGACCTGGTGGAAATTCATATATTTATCCTTAATGCTGGTGTTTTTGGAGTGTATTTTGCAGTGATTTTATCTGATACGCTGTATCTGCAGCTGTCCCAAAAGTGGTTAAAGTCATCTATCGGCTTATTTGTAGGTTTATTTGTTTTTCTGTCAATCGCCCAGGTGTAGTTATGTGCTTCTTCCATAAATTCTTTCAAGTGAGCGTTAATAATTATTTCATAATCAAGAAGGAAATCTATACCGGCGTTTATGCTGTCCTTGCCTTTTATAGCACCTCTTATTCTACTTATGCCGTCAAGTCGTAGTGTATCTATACTCTTTGGCTCTGCACTGTCTGCAAAGATGATATGCTTATGTGCATTTAGCTTTTTAATCTCGTTTGCTATTTGAGAGTTAAGAAGCCCTTTTTTATAAAACCCGTCATAGATAAAAAGCTTTTTATTCACAGTGTCTATATAGTTTATACAAAACGTTGTAGGATCGTTTGTGTAGCCAAAGTCCAAACCTTGCACACATTCAAGTTCTTTTATTTCATCTTCTTTTATGGCTCTACATGTAACATTCTCAAAGACAAGATCCTCAGCCTCTCCAAACTGCCCTAAATAAATATGATTATATTTTGCAGGTCGTTTTTTCTTCATGTTCTCCGCGTCTTCTATTATGCTTTCAGGTGCAAAGTTGTTATCTAAGTATGTGGAATGAATTATTACAGCATCTTCTTCATGTTCTTTTTTTAAAATCTCAATAGCGTCTGTCTCATTCTTTGGATTATAAGTAAAAAAAAGTTTATTTCCTTGGGATCTTATTGTTGGGATAAGCAGTTCAAAAGAATATTCACTTACTGTCTGTGCTTCTTCTACCCAGCAGTAATGAAAACCCTCTAAAGATTTAATACTATCTACAGTATGGTCTTGAAGACCGTTAAATATAATAACACCGCTTCCCGTCTTCATTCTTATCTCAGACTGTAATACGTCAAAATAATCATTAAGACCCAATGTGTTTATTCTGTCTGCCAAAAGCTTTTTAGATGAATGCTTAATACTTTTTTGAACTTCCCTAAGACAAACTAAATCTAAATCAGGGTTTTGTACTAAATGCGCAAGAAGATAATCAGCCATAGCCCAACTCTTAGCACTACCACGCCCACCTCTAAGAAAATAAAATCTTGCTTCTTCTTTCCAAAGTGGCTTGTAAACTGGTGGGATATCAAGCTGCATCCTATTCCTCGTCTAAAAAGTTAATGTCTATTTTTGACAGTTGGTTGTTTTGGTTATTGTTTTGGATGTTTACCTGATTTTGTGAAAAGCGTTGGTTTACCCCAAGCGTAAGAGATGCCTTATCGACTGCATCCTGTAAATCTTTATAGTCTTTTGACTGCAAGTCATACTCAACAACAGATGCACTGCTCCCTGCTTCTCCTAAACTCTCTGTTACTACCTTCTGAGCTTTGCCACCTTTGGCTAACTTCTCTATTCCTTGTAGTATGGTATTTGAAATATCATATACCATAAGGCGATTTTTTACTACCTCCTCTACTGCTAAAATCTCCTGTGCATTTTTCGTGCATTTTTTAGCACTCTCTGCAATGGTGCAAAGCTCAACAACTTCGGCGTTTTCTTGGGGTATTTTTGTGCAAATTTTCTTAACAGAATTAACGGAAATTTTATGCTTTTTTGCAAGGGCATTTAAACTATATGCTCCGGTTTTCCAATCAGCAATAACAAGATTCTTTTTACGAGTTGAAATCGCCATCTAAAACCTTTAATATTTTATCTCTATCTTTTAAAGACAAACACTTGCACTTTTTGCTTTTGATTAATTTTAACATTGCTGCTTTCATAGCTCCCCTTCCCTAACTTCACTCATCTCCACCTCAAGACTAAAACTATTCGCTAACTCTTTCTGCCTCATATCAATAGCTCTCAACAGTTCATCTTTAGTCTCTTGCTTTAATCCCATTGCGGTATGTACGGTAAATGCAAAGTTTTCAAGTGTTGCGTTGTCCATCAATTCTATTTGTTTCTTCTTTGTTCTTATCTGGTTCTTATTCATGATTTTTTCCCTTTTAAAAATTTATAATATGCTTCGTATGTCTGTATCTTTTTAACTTCTTTGTCTGCTGCATCTTTTGCCCCTATTCGCAAACGATACTTAAACACTGAGCATTTAGCCCAAGCCATCAACTCCTCTCGTGTAAACATCTGCTCCATTCTCTCTATTGCTTCAACACCGTCAAACATTGAATAGTGCTTTGACGCGTCATTAAGTAATGGATGTTTGTTTTCTCTCTCAAATTCTTCTCTTACCATGCTCATTACTTTTCCTCTTTTATAATCTTCAAAACTTCTACTATCTCGTTCCAATTTTTTATGTGCTGTGATCTAAATCTTCCAATCGCATTAGACTCTTCTTTTCTGATTTTATTCTCAAAAAACTCTATACACTCGGCAGTGTTATAAAAAATAATACTTCTTATCACATCACGATGGTTCTTAGCTGCATTTTCATTGAATGTTCTTACTGTTTTTGCATATCCTAAGTTATGTCTGTTCAGAGTATTACATTTAGCGTATGATGCACTTCCTAAAATCTCAACTAAATCACTTCTACTAAATTCAGTCTTCATCTTAAAAGCCTAAACAGTTGTAAAACTTTTTCTTTGCTTTCATCATCCATAGGAGTATTAAGTAACTCATACACAATTTCTTTTGCTTGATATACAATCTCTTTTGCTTCAATTATCTTTTGTTTTACCGGCGTCATATTTTTAACCCTTCTCCCTTGATTTTTATCTCTTTTACCTTTTTTCTATATGTGCTAATAACAGCTTGAAGTTCTTCTACCGTCCACGTCTTTAGTGCTGTTTTATTGTCCTCTAAAAACTCAACTTCTTTCAAGCCTATTTTTTTTATAAGTCCTACTCTGTATTCCGCTACATTCCCACTTAAATGATCGTTGCAGATATTACATTGCGTGTTAATATTTCTCTCATCAAATCTAAGAAGTGATGATTTACTTCTTGCTATGTAATGCCCTGCGTGTTCCTGTCTTCCATTATTGAAGTTATGACCGCAGCTGATACACGGTAAGCCTTTATCTCTTAGTCTTATGTACTGATTAACAAGCTTTTGTGCCAACTGCAATAAAATAGGCTTATCGTTCTTTTTATACTCTCGCAGTGCTTTTCTTGCTTCCGTCTTTTTTGTCGCCTCACGCTTATCTCTGAGTTGCTGAGCGTACTTAATTGCACATTCCATGCTGCATGTTGTTTGCATCTGTCGTTCAGGAGTGAATTTCTTTTTACACTCTTTGTTTTTGCAGGTCTTTTGTCTCAAAACAAACTCCCCAACTCTTTAAACTTTTTATATCCAGCCTCAATAGCTTCACTTGCCAACTCAAACTTTTCTTTCAAAGCCAACTCCCCGTTTCTGTCGACAACTACAAAGTGGATAAACTTTCCGTTTTCGTCACGTACCATGTTCACTTTGAAATTTCCTATGTCTGCGTAGTGTTGTCTTTTCATTACGCCACCTCGCATAACATTTTCTCTTTAGCGTCTCTATACATTTCACGGGATATCTCAAAGCCATAACAGTGTCTATTTAATTCTGCACACGCTCTTAGTGTTGATGCACTTCCTGCACACGGATCAATTACGACATCGCCCTCATCTGTAAAAATTCTAATAAGCTCTGCAAGTACGGCGATAGGTTTCTGTGTTGGATGAAGTTTAGGATAGGATTTCCCATCTTTTTTCCACTTGAACCAATTAAAAACCATTTTCCCATTATTGTTAAATTTTGGAAGCTTCTCTCTGTAGAGCACAACAGCATATTCAGTTGCACCGACAACTTTCATATTTGCTTTTAAAACTTGAGGAGAATAATCTTTTATAAAAGTAATTGGATAGCTATTTTTAAAGCCGTATTTTTCGCCATATTTTATAACTGTTTGCATCTGTTCAAATGCGCAGAAGACAATCATTGCTGGAGCTTTACCTGTCTCTTTTGGCTCTTTTTTGAGTAGCTTTGAGCAGAAGTGCATATACTCTGCAATGTTAAAACTGTAGTCACTGTTAAAAAACGCCTTACCTGCTTTTTCACTCTCTCCGTTCTTGTTGTCTCCGTCTTTGTACCACTCTGTGCTTGAAGCATAAGCGTTTATCCCTAAATTGTACGGGATATCAGCAACAACAAGCTGTGCCTTTGGTATGTTGTAACGCTTAAAGTTTTGAAAGTTGTCGTTATATAATTCAATCTTTGTGCTTTCATCCACAAATAAATTCACGCTTGAAATACTGTTTTTCTTTTTTGTTCCAAATAAATTACTCATCCCTAAAACCCCTCTGCTATTTGTTTTCTCTCAAGTATCAAATTGTTTTTTATGATCAACTTTTTACCCGCGAATGCACTCTTGTTCTTTTCAATTCCCATCTCCTCGACAAGATAATCAATCACTGTGCTACTGTTAGCCTCTGCTTCGGCATCATCTGTTGAAATGATTGCGAACTGCTCCATTTGCTTTTCTGTAAGCTTTAGAAACTTTTGCATTTCAGAAGCGAAGTAGTTATAAACTGCTGCGATGGTTGTCTTTGCCTCAATCTTCATTTTTTCTTTTATAAAATGATTTATCGTTGCTATCCATGCTTTATCAGTTGCGGTCACTGCTGTGAGAAAATCTTGTCTGTTAATACTCGCTCTTTGTCTCATGAACTTTGCACATTTCTTACGAATTTTTTCGCCTGTGCTGTTTAATGCGCCTGCTTCATACTCGTTAAAAAGAGTATTTATAAGTGTTGCTGCTGCTATTGCTTTTTGTAGATTTGTCATTATGCTACCCCCTGCAGCATTTTAGAAACACGCTTGTCTGTAATTGCATTGCCAGTGTTAAGATACTTCGTAATTTTTCCACGCTTGATGATATTTTCTATTTTGTCTATTGCTACTGCTGAATTTGCTAAAAATCTAATATCGCATAGCCAGCTTCCACCGCCTAGTTCATTGAGAACATACGCCTCTTGTTTTGAAAATATCTTTTGACCGTTTACATCTGCAAGTGTTTTATAGTCTTGTGCTTCAAAAAAAGCCCTATCGCTTGGTATTGTTTCTCTGTTCTCACGGCAATAATCAAGCATTAAGCTGCATCTGTTGTAAAATTTATCGTACATTGCCTTTGCCTGCTCAAATGTGCCTGCAAGTATGAGCTGTTCTTTTTTATTTGCGAATTGTGCCGCCACATTTGCAACTCTATCCATCGGTTTTGAGAAATTGTGCTCACCGGAGAGTGCTTTAAAAAATTCAAGATACTCATCAGGGTTTATACTCTCGACATAGCTTTCAATCTCAGCGTCAATGAACTGCCCGCCTGTGATACCTAGCTTCTCTTTGATGTCTGCTATAAGATTTTTCATGATGCCATTCCTTGCGCTCTTAATAGCTCTAAAGCACTCATTCCTGTTTGGCTGCTCACTGCTCGCATCTTGTCATAGTCTGATATTTTTTGATTTAAGTACCCGTCAAATTTATTTGAGTAAAGCGTTTCAGGCCGCAGAAACTTCTCAAAGTCTGTACCTGACCATTCTGCGTATTTGATGATATGGACCTGCTTGAAGTCATCTACGCTAAAGCCCTCTTTTAATCTTGCCTGTATGAGTGCTTTTGTTTTTGCAGCATTTGGTTTGTAGTGTGTGTGCAGTAGTTGGTTTAGGTGTGAGATGATTTCCCGTGCTTTGTCTGCAGTAGTGTCCGCAGGGCTACATACTTGTACTTCTTCTTTACCTTTACCTTCTTCTTTCTCTTTATCTTCTTCTTTACCTTTTACTTCTTCTTTCTCTTCTTCTTGCTGGCGACCCCCCTCGGAGGGTATAGCTAGGGGTGTGTTTTTTGCCTCTTTGGGTGTTTCATATACCCCTAGAAATGGGTTTTCTGCCCCTTTTTGGCTATTTAAGTAGCCCTCTATGCTCTTTTGAATGCTATGTTTTTGCGATTTCCATACTATGTTTAGTATTTTGTCTTCAAAGTGAATGTCGTCTATTTTTACTCTTAAGAACTGTACATCAAGAAGCGATCTCATATACTCTGCTATTTGTTTGTCTGTGAGGTCTTCGATAATGTCATCGAATGATTTATAAAATGTGAATTGATTTCTCATTATGCACTCACTTCATCATAAATCTCAAACTCTGCTTTGATATTTTTAGTGAGCCATACAGTGCCACGAGGAGTTAAAAAAGTTGTATATCGTACTTTGCCGTTGATTTTCTCTTTTGATGGTTTACGGACAAAATATCCACGTTTTACGTAAGGCTGGTAAGGTTCTAAGTTGTCCATTAGATACCCTCTAGCTTTACAAAACTTAACGACATTGTTTCTTCCCATGTTTTCAATTGCTAGATTTTTAGCAAAGTTTGAAAATGAAACTTCACCAACTTTTATATTTAAATCTGCAACTGCTAAAATAACTTTGTCTTTTTCTTCAAGCTTGCATTCAAGTTTTTTGTTTTGTTCATCTAAGTTAGCTGCTAATCGTAAAGCTTCTGAAAAGGTTTGAGGGATTTGAAAGTTTTGTGTAGCTTGTTCTAATTTATTAACAAGCTTAATGATATTTGAGCTGTCAAGCCTAGCCCCTATCATAAGCGCTTGTTTTTTAGTATATGAGTAAGTATCAATCTCTTGACCTTTATCATTATACACGATGCGAATTTTTCGCACCGTCCCAAACCCATCTTTTCCTTGGATTTCTTCTGCTAGTTTTTTGGAATCACTATGTCTTTTTTCCATAATCTTACAAATCTCATATAATGAGATAACTCTTGTCTCAACTGATCTAGCTTCGATAAGTTCTTTCATATTTATTCCCTTCTAAAGAATTTATGCCTTTTACAACACCTCTCCCCAACTTTAGAAGGGTTAGAGCGAGAGAGGTTGTAAAAAGGCTCTTTATTGACACTTGGGAGAAGATGCTATAATTAGCGTTCGCCTTTGTGCGATAGTTTTTCGGTTATGAGTGCAAGTTTGGTTGCTGAACACTCATAGCCTTATTGGATACTCACGAATGAATATCTATAAAGCTACTTCCTCAAATAAGCTATAAGTTTCCCTATACCCTCTTTCTCAATGATGTTAAACGCAAGGTCAATGATTATCTCTTGTGTCTCCGTTTGGTTATCGCTGTCTAATTTGTGCATAATCTCTTGGAACTTTTTTGCCATATCGTCTTCAACTTTAAAGTTAAGGGGATAATTTTTCATATTCATTCCTTCTTACTTCCTATTACTTGATTGTTTAGGAGTTTGTTTTGTATCATTATTTTGTAGGTAGGATTTGATGTCCCTCCAAGCTGAAACAGGGATACCAAATTCATCCTCAAGTTTGAACATTTTGCCGGCTGTTGGTCTTGTTAATCCACTCAGCCATTGGCTAACAGTAGAGTGAGATACATTTAATTTAATTTGTATTTCTTTTCTATTTATTTTTTTCATAGTCTTATTGTAAGATATTCTTACTTTATTCAAGTTTAAAAGGAAAGAATATCTTACTTTTATGTTGTTAGTATAACTTTCATAAAGGAGTTGTTATGAGTTTTGGAGAATTATTAAAAGAAGCTAGAAAAAAAATGAATATGTCTCAAGACGATCTTGCCTCAAAGCTAGGTGTTAATAGAGTATCTATATCAAATTATGAACAAAATAAAAATACACCTACACTTGCAAATTTAAAAAAATTAAGAGAGGTTCTAGGTCTAAGCCCAGACTATTTTGAAGACAACAAAAGGAAGACAGTAAGGGAAGTCAATATTGTTGGCACTGCTTCATGTGGTGGCGCGGATATTAATTATCTCCAAGAAAACGACAGGGTTTGTTATTATAATGGGGAGCATTATAAAAAAAATCTTTATTGTGTTATTGCAAACGGAGATAGTATGGCAACGGACATTGAAGATGGGGATGAAGTGATATGCGATCCTGATGCTGTTCCTCAAAATGGAGATATAGTTCATTATACTATTGGAGACGAAAGTGCAATAAAAGTATATGTCGAAGACAAAGAAGCTTTTATTATTCAATTTGTCCCATTTAATGCTTCAGAAGATTTTAGAACTAAGACAATAAGGCTTGACGATGATGAAGCACAACAGATAAAAATTTCAAAGGTTATTGCAATCAACAAGCTAAAGCTTAATAATCGTGCAAAAAGATTAAAGCTAATTGGGAGGATTTAAACTAATCAGATGCTTTTTTTACTAATATTTCGTACTCTATAAAAGGCGTTTCTTTAATTTCTACTCCAATTAGTCGGGCTTTAATTTTATCATCTAACTCATTATAGACTAAATCATCTGCTATTTCAGCAGCGATGTAGCCTAGTTTTCTTTCACCTGTTGAAGATTTTCCATAGACCGCTATTGCATTACTATCATATTTATTATTATTTTCTCTTTTAAAATAAATTTGGCAATTATCACCTTTTGCCCATTTAAGACAATCATTAAATCTATGCTTAACGCCATGCACAAAGAAAGTATCATCTTCGTAAACTTCATATCCTGAAGGTATATCATTTATAGTAAATTCTGATTTACTCTTAATCTCTTTCTTTTTACCTATATTTTTTTCAAAGAATTTTTTATAAATGTAAACGCCTATTGTTACGACCAGTATCCAAATTAATAAATTTTCGTTCATTGCAGAGCCTTGTAATATGTATTGTTTGATTATATCTTAGAGGGCAGTAAGATATTCTTACTAATTTAAACTGCTATTAAGTAAGTATATCTTACAATACTCCTACACAAACAAAACACCTCCTGAAAAAAAGAGGCTTTGTTTGAGACAATGAGAGTTCAAGAGAGAACGCCTGTCAATGTAAAGAGATACTACGGTATCGCAGTCCGTGAGATAAGCAGCGTGCGGACAAAGACTCTCATTTTGATTTACTGATGTATCACGCAGAATTGATACTTGTTACATGTAAACACCCACTAACCTATTAAGCGAGGTTATGGATTGAAACTTTTTGATGGAGCATCAAATATAATACAAGCTTTCTCAACATACATTGACGGCGTTTGAGTGTAATTTGATGTTCCACAAAGAAGTTATATAAGCACAAAAGTCCTCTTGCGATGCCAAGCTAAGGCTTAAATCAGTTTAGCATACTGTGAGCAAAGGCTATGTGCAAAAAGTTTAACAAAATCAAGCGAACAAAAGCATTACTATTATTTACATACTTATTAATTTATTTGTGAGATACATCTATTTACAAGCGGTTTTTTGTTGGGATGCGCGTTTAACCGTGCTTGATTTTGTTGAGCTTTTACAGAGGGTAAGAGTGAAGTCGTGAGCGGTAGGACGCCCACAGTGTTAAATCATAAGGAAAAACACAAATGAAAGTATATCGTAATAAATATAGGATTAAAAGAGTGTCGTTACATGTAAAACACTTACATGTAAGAAGAGTACATAAATATGTAAATGCGGCTACGGCTTGGGAATGGGATTTTAAAGGAGTGGATTATGTTTGTGACTAGAGAGCGATACAAAGGCGTGTGGATAAACACTTACTTCTCGACTATGCACGATGCTAAGAAGCTGTGCAGAAAAATATTGAAAGCCGGTGGCGTTGCGATTTGTTTGAGGAGTGCAAGATGACTAAATTTGATATCGAAAACTTTTTAGCCCACTTCTTTAAAAAAGATGAAGTAGTAGAAGTTAATGCAGATGAACTGCAAAGGCTTGTGAGAAAAAGCCGTGAAAGAGACAGAGAGATACAACGGCTTAAGGAATTAGTTGACAAGCAAAGCTACACGATTGATATGAAAAACTCGACAATCGCATTGCTTGAAATTGAAAAAGAGCCTGTTTATCAGCTTGATTTGAGCGCATAGGATGGAACACATGGGATTGGAAATAATACTTGCAATAGTAAGCGTGGCGGCGATTGGGTTTGCTGTTGATGCTTATTTGTATAAAAAGAGAAAATGGGGATGTAATTATAAAAAGGGCAAAAAATGGAAATAAAACCAATTGATAAGGTTATATATTTAGGAACTTTTGAAACAAAAGAAAAAGCAGCTATGGCTTATGACAAAGCAAGCCATAAATATCACGGAGACACAGGGAGACGAAACTATGAGTAATTTACAAAAAGATGCTGCATACTATGAAAAAGCAGTTAAGAAGTTTAGAAGATATTTTAAGGAGATACAAAAATGAGCGCAATACCGAACGAGGCGATAGACGCTGAGATAGTTGAAGAAGAAAACAAAGATATAGTGCTTAAAAAAATTACTGATTTAAAAACAGTTGTTAAGACAAGCCCACTTATTCAAGAATACAAAAAAGTATCAGAAATTGATATAAATCTTCCTGTTGATGAAATTGCAAAAGATTTTATACAAATTGAAAAAGGGTATAAAGCATTCAGAAAAAATATAAACATTGTCACAAATACTAGAAAAAGCTTTACCGCCCCAGCACTTGCGTATCAAAAAGAGTGCATCCAAATAGAAAAAGATATTGTATCTGTTCTTGAGCCGTACAGCTTGAAGTTAAAGGCGCTTAAAGACAAAGTGGAACAAGAAGAAGCAAGAAAGCAAAGAGAAGCCGAAGAAGCCGAGGAAAAGCGTATTGACGAGGTAAACAGACGGCTTGCATACATGGAGCGTTTACCGCTGGAGATGATGAGTAAATCTTCTTTAGAAATTAGAGAGTTTTTAGGCGGATTTGATACCCCAGATGAAAAAACATTTGAAGAATTTTACGACAAAGCCTTAATACTACATTCTCAAATTCAAACACAACTTAGCAAAATGGCTGACGAAAAAGAACTTGTAGAAAATGCACAAAAGATACAGGCAGAGAAAGAAGCAGAAGCACAGCGTCTCAAAGAAGAAGAAGATAAAAAACTTCAAGCACAAAAGGACGAGTTAGCGCAACAGCAAGCAGAATTCCAAAAGCAAAGAGAGGAGTTTGAGGCACAACAAAGAGCAGTGCAAGAAGAAGCTGATAGGAAAGAGGCTGCAAGAATTGCCGATGAACTTCAACAACAACAAGAAGAAGAGATGAGAAAGCGGAACGAGGAGAGAACAAAGCAGTTTGAAAGAAACTACGATGAAACAAAGGCGGTTATGCTTAAGATTGACGATCCACATTTAATCTTAGAAGCCATTGTTTCAGGTTCAGTACCTCACGTACGATGGGAGGACTAAAATGAGTAAGAGCGTATTTGATAATCTTTTTCATATTGATTTAGGGAATAAACTAAAAAACAATCAGGGTAAAAGATACTTGCCCTGGAATACTGCCTGGGCTGAATTGAAAAAACAATACCCCGACGCAACATATGGGTTTCATTGCGATGAGGGCGGTGTTCCCTACTTCTACAGTGCTGTAGGATTGTTTGTAAAAGTGAGTGTTACAGTTGGAGATATTACTCACACAATGACGCGTCCTGTTTACAATAAAGCGTTTAAAAGTATGAAACTAGAGCCGTATCAATACACCACAAAAAGTGGAACTAAGGATGTGGCAGCGGCAAATGCTGATGATGTAAATGATGCTTTAATGCGATGCTTTGTTAAAGCTATTGCGATGCACGGACTTGGCTTGTATGTGTATCAAGACAATCCTTATGCCGAAGCGGAACTGCTTGATGCTGCACAAATTACAGAGATTAGCAATTTAATAGCAAAACACAATCTAAGCCTTGGCGAACTAAACAAAGCATTTAACATCAATAAGCTATCCGAACTTTACGCTGTTAATTTTGAAGCCGCTTTACAGTGGATCGAAGATGCTACTAGAACTAGCTAAATCAGCAGATGGGAGCTTTATTCCATCAACTGAAAACTCAATCGCCAAGTTTAAAAAAGTAAAGATTGGCGAAACAATATTAGTTGATTATAAAGCAAAGCGAAATGTGCAGTTCCATAAAAAAGGCTTTTCACTTTTAAATCTGATTTATCAAAACCAAGATAAATATGAAAGTTTTGAGGGCATGAGAACAGAGTTTAAACTCAAAGCCGGGCTTTATGAACTACATGTAACGACAAAAGGCAAAACGATATACGTTCCTAAAAGTATGAGTTTTTCAGAGATGGACGAGAACGAGTTTGAAGAGCTTTATAGTAAGTTTATAGATATTGCATTGAAACATTTCGTGCCTATGGATAGGCAAGATTTAGAGGACGCTGTGTTGCGTTTTGTGTGAATAAAAGCAGAGGAGTAGAAGCATGACGCACTACACAAGAGACGAGATAATTAATATCATGCATAAAGATTTTCAGGGGCTTGTACCAAAAGAGACAATAGAAGAATCGCTTGTGAGGTTTAGCTTCATAGCTATTGCATCAAAAGAGTGGCTAAAAGAACATTACATCGAAAAACAATTGTCGGCTAAAGAGATTGCAGATTTGTTGAGTGTTTCACTCGGACATGTGCAAAAGACAATAACTAAATACAGGCTCACAAAGAAAAAGCACGGCATTACTACAGGCAATAACCAAGCTTGGAGGCGTGCAAAATGGCGTGAAAGAGTTGCAAAGTCACAACCACATTCTAAGGCAGTCAAAGTCTATGTAGTTGGTCAAGAAAATCATATTTTTGTTATGAACTCAATATCAAGTGCTGCAAAAAAGTTAAACATTGCAAGAGAGCATATAAGAGATTGTCTTCACGAAACAAAAAAAAGAAAGACAGCATTCGGGTACAGGTTTGAATATGTAACAGAATTGCCAGAAGCAGGAAATGCAAACAGTGTTCAGGAGTTAGTGGATAATTTCCATATTGAAGAACAGAGAGAAAAAGAACTTAAGCAAATACAGTACAGATAAAGAGGATAAGGGAGTTATTAAATGACTAAAGATGAGGCAATAGGAGGAATATATCAAAATTCGGAACAGTGTGTAGACATTGCTTGGGTGCATTATATAATTAATAAAATCTATGATGATTTTGAGAAGCAAACTTGCAATAATTGTAAATGGTACAGCGAACCTATATGCGCAGCCTCTAAATGCGAAGATATTAATGAGCTAGGGCAGTATGTTGTTCGCCCTACTTTTGGATGCAATGAATGGGAGGGCAAAATTAATGACTAGAGAAGAGGCGAAAAATGAGTTTTTAGAACTACTCATTGACAACACAGAAGAAAATGGAAGACTTCCACAGACTTCTTGTAAGAATATGATTGAGGATTTAATCGATGAACTCTATGACAATTTTGAACAAGACTTGACAATAGCAGTCAGTGAAAAAACTTGCGATGGGTGCATCCGCAAACCAAAAGCAAATGAAAATTATCCTATTGAATGCGGAACTTGTAGCAGATTTTATGCTGATGGATTTAAGGAGAAAACAAATGTTTAAAAAAATAAGAGAAGATGCAATATTCCCCACAAGAGGAAGCAAGTACTCCGCTTGCGTGGATGTTTATGCAAATGAGGATGTAACTATCGGTGCGGGTGAGACTAAGCTTGTAGGGCTTGGTATTGCGATTGATTTAGATAATCTTTTGGAAAACGTACCGATGGTTAAAGATATGAGAAGATGGCACAAAGAGAGATTAGATGCTGGTATTAGTAGTGTTTTAGACGTTAAAAAAATAAATTATTTTAAAGACGAATTTCTAAAATCTCACTACCTTCAACTAATGCTAAGAAGTTCGTTAGCTGTTAAAGGCTTAATGCTTGGTAATGGGGTCGGGGTAATTGACCTTGATTATGAAGATGAAATTAAAATGATTATTCATAATCCGTTTACGCTTAGTGGGTTCAATATTGATGCTTATGACGGTTTACACCTACCAGACAATATTCCATCTTTTGAAATAAAAAAAGGCGATAAAATAGGTCAATTAACCCTACTAGAACACAAATCATATCTCTTTGGAATTGAGAGTGAAGATGAACGTAATGGTGGTTTTGGAAGCACTGGCAAATAAAAAATAAAAAATAAATAAAAGGATAACAAATGTTTAATAAAATAATCTTAGTAGGCAATCTCACACGAGACATAGAAATTAGATACTCTCAGAGCGGAGTGGGAATTGCAAAAACTGCAATCGCTACAAGCCGTAAATTCACAAGCAATGGTGAGAAAAAAGAAGAAGTTTGTTTTGTGGATATAACTTTTTTTGGCAAAAGTGCCGAAGTTGCTAACCAATACCTCAGAAAAGGAAGCAAAATCCTTGTTGAGGGTAGATTAAACTTTGAACAGTGGGCTGATCAGAACGGCGGGAAACGTTCAAAACACTCTGTAATCGCGGAGAGTATGCAGATGCTCGACTCAAAAAGTGACAATCAACAACAAGGGCAGCAACAGCAATATCAACAGCCAGCACAACAAGCACCGCAACAACCTGCACAACAATATCAAGCACCGCACGGACAAGTACCTGTTTATAATGAACCTGCACCGCAACAAAGTGGCTACCAACAGCCGCAAAATCGGTGACTCTGTTCCGACTGCTATTGATTTAGATGAAGATATTCCATTTTGAGCAGAACAGATGCAAGGCAGATAGTAATATTAAAGTTCTATCTGCTTATGCCTAAGATTAGGCGATTTTACAGGAGAAGAAAGATGATGAAATGTGAGATATGCAAGAAAAAAGCTAAATACACAGTTCGCGGCAAAGGCTACTGTGATGAATGTTTAATTGAAGTAATTTGAGGAGAAAAGATATGGAACTAGGAGTATTGAAAAATTTAGAACTATTGCCTGAAATTCTTGAAATGCAAAAGAAAAATGCAGAAAGGCTTGCGAGGCTAATTCCTCCAATAACCACAAAAGAAGAAGTTGCGAGACTTTTACATGTAACTCCACGTACTATAAACAACTACATTTCACAAGGGTATTTAAAAGAGGGATACCATTTTAAGCGAAAAAATGCTAAAGTTTTAGTGTTTATAGAAGATGCCATTCTTGATTTTCGCGATGAATTATCAAAAGGAATGGTAAATGAGAAAGTTACGGTTTAAAAATCGAAACGGTGTTCTTTATTTTGGTTATGGCGACAAACTTATATCTTCAAAGATGAAGTATAACAATTTCAGTAAAAATATAATCAAAAACAGAGTAGAAAATGGTGAGCTAAATGAAGCTTTAAAAATAGGAAGCAATATAGAAAAAGTTCCACTCATTACTGACCTGCTAAATGAAGTAATGAGCGAAAAAAGTGCGAGATTAAAGCACAAATCAATGTTAGCATATAAATCGGCTTCAACTGATAAAATTATACCATATTTTCAAGGTATGTTAGTATCAGAAATAAAGCCGATTCACATAAAAAGATTTCAAGACTACTTAGTTAGTCGTGAGCTTGGCGCGAGTAGTATAAATTTATGCAGAGTTCTTTTACTTGATATTTTTGATCTGGCAGTTTTGTCCGAGTATATAAACATCAATCCTGTTAGAATGGTAAAAAAACCAACTCTTAAAAAAGAAGTAAAAAAGATAAAAACTTTTACACTTGACGAGATAGACTTGATGCTGTCAACTTTGCATGGAAGCATAAGAAACTTTATAGGAATTTCTTTTTTTACAGGGATGAGAAGTGGCGAGTTGCTTGCTTTAAAATGGGAAGATGTTGATTTTACAACATATACTATTTCTATATCTAAGACAATTGCGGACGGCATTATAAACAGTCCAAAAACAATATCAAGCAATAGAGACATAGAGATGATAGAAAAAGCGAAAGAATTTTTTAAAATGCAGCAGCTTGAAACAGGGATGAAAAACAGTTTTGTATTTTTGTCAAAGAAAAATGAATATTACAATACAAATTATCATTTTTATACTGCATTTAAAAAAGTGCAAAGAGAGCTTAATTTTAAAGACATTAAGACTTTGCACACGACACGGCACACTTTTGCAAGTATCATGTTGAATAATGGCATCGATGCAATGTGGGTATCAAATACACTCGGTCATGAGAATTTGCAAATAACATTAAAAATTTATGCTCACTTTATGCCAAAACGTGAAAAGATGAGTATAGGCTTTTTAAATAAGCGGTACAAAAACGGTACAAAATAAGAATAAAGCCCTATCTACTGAGCTATTTTGTTAAAATCTTGTTAAGTCCCCTGTGTTTTTTTACAATTTATTTTCAATCAAAATGCGAAAATATGGCACTTCTATAAACGATACAATTTTTTACATTGAAAGTAGATTGAAATAAAACGGGTCAAAAACGGTACAAACCTTTTATAGTATGTTTTCTAAAATTTCACAATTCTCATCACATCTTCTACCAACATGCTTGTACCACTTACTAAACCTACTGTAACCGAAATTAAACATGACAGCATTTTAATAGAAACACTCTAATTTAAAGAAATATTACAAAAGTATTGTTTATCTATACTTTTTAAGTAATAATTAATATATTAATAGCTACAATATTGTATATCAAAAAAAAAGGACTTAAAATGAAAGCTGTTTTAAAAGAGATTTTATTAAAAATCAAAAAAGTTAATGATGAAAGAAAAAATAATAATGAGAACTACATCTCTCAAGACGATACAAATGAAGAAATACAAGATATTTTAACTGATTATTTCTTAGATGAATTCCAAAGCGGAATAGAGATTGATAGTTATGAATTTTTAGAAAGTAAGTTTGGTAATGATGCCGAGTTAATAAGAGATGCAGAAGCAGGAGAATATCCAAAATGGCTATAAAAAAAGCAACACTAAAAGAAATAGCTGATTTTCTAGGCGTTTCTGAAAGTGCAGTTAAACAATATAATAAAAAGAAGAAAATTTTAATGCAGCACGGGCTTCCTGTTCTAAAGAATATTTTAGAGAACAGATCTAAGTCATAATATTACGACTTAAATAAAATCATTTCATCTTCATTTCTTACATCAAGGTGTACCCAGCTAACGCCTAGTTCTAAGCCTTTAATATGCGGAAATAAATCTTTATTGCCAATAATATAGTTTCTCACTTCCTCCGCACTATAATCACTAAAAACTATATCAAAAGCATTAGCATAGCTATGCTGAGAACCTAACGAGTAGTAAGGGCTATCTGATGTTCTTATTCCGCTCCACTCTCTTTTGCCACCCCAGAAATAATTATTTATAGTCATAGTTCCAAGATTAAAGTGTTCTTTTAGTTTATCAATACTTTCAATCAGCCTTGGATCCACATATCTCCAAGCTTTATTTCCATATTTTTCATACAGGGATTTAGGTACTAGCTCATGAATTTTAAAATATTTAGATTTCATTTATTTTCCTTATAAACTTTAATTGACTTCTCAATACTTCTACCAACTACGTAACCACCCAATCCAAGTTTTAGTAAACCCCACATATCTGGTGGAATAGTTAAAGCAATTGCTTTGCCGCCAAATAATGTAATATAAGGATATAGGATATAGTTATTAGCAATAATAAAAACAAAAGTAAGCATTGTAATTGGTCTCCAGTTTCTTTGTAACCAGCCCTCACCGTTAGCTTCTGCTTGAATGATTTTACTTTGTTCTTCAATAATTGTTTTAGAGTACTCATTTAACTCCTTATTCATTTCAAGTTGATAAGCTTGAATACCTGCTTCTAGTTTAGCTTTCTGTTCAGGACTTAGATCCGGTGGGAAATAACTTTTAAATAAGCTTGTTCCTGCATCTACTACTTTACTAATTAAAGTTCCTACAATCGGTATCATTATTTATCCTTTTTATGTATAAGTTCTGCAACATCTCTAATATTTCTTTCTAACAAAACAGATATTTTAGAATTTAAGCTATTCATTTCACTAAACCCTTGTACTACGTAAGTACCAAAAGTTATTGAATAAAGTATAATTATTCCAGTAGCCCATCTAATAGTTGTAGGAGCTACAGCAGCAGCATCTTTCTTCTCTAACTGCTCAATACTCATTCTATGTTCTTCTGACAGCCCTATAAGTCTTGCAACATCTCTACTTATTGACTCTACATCTTTGTGCAGCAAACGAACACTATTACATCCATTCTCATCTTTTTGTATTACATCTATTTCATCCACTCTTTGATGAAATCTCTTAATTTTTTCTACTAAATCTTTATCCCGTCTAACAAAAGCTTCTTTAATTTCTCTATCCATTGTTTCAAGTTTATTAGTAAATATTGCTTGTTTAGCTAAATATTTACTAATATCCTTTAATTGCTCATTAGTCTCTGTTTGCGCTACTACTAAATGTTCTACACTTACAACTAATGATTTGATAGTAGCTTTTTGCTCTACTATATCTGTATCATGTCTCGCTAGTAAATCTCTCATTGCTTCATCTGTCATATTATTCTCCTAAACTTTTCAAGCAATGTTTGCTTTCAAACTTTCTTAAAATTCTACACAACCATTTAGCTTTACCTGTTCTGCCTATATGCGAGCTAATAGTTTCATCTTGCGAGCCATTGAAAAATACTACATTCCCTAGCTGGTCAAGAACAAGAAGCAGCCGCATAATTCTGCTTCTTTTTTTAGTATCATTTTCAAACTTTTTAATGTATTGTTCTTTATGCATAGCATTTCCCTATTCAAAAACAGGAAGTTCAGCAAGAACTTCATCAACTGTAGGCATATCTCTATTCCCAGCTTTTACATCTGCTTCAATCTGTCCAGCCGCTTTCCAACATGAACTAGCCCAAGCACCAAGTTTCTCAGCCTCAGTTCTAAAGTCATTATCGTAGCCTACATACTTACCAATAGCATTTATATTGTCATATCTAAGACTTTGTGCTTGCGTGTCTAAGTGGATTTGGATTGCATCATTAAAAGCTTTTTGTTGTTTTCTTAACATCTCTTCATCTGAAGGAGTTCTTAGTATTGTTAAATCTTCATCCGAAATAGGAGTTAATCCCAATTCTTTTATTTTTAACTCTAAAATTTCTTTAGGTGTATCATCTTCATAACTAAATATCTCGCTTTTATCATTTATGTAATTTTTCATATTTTCCCCCTTATCTTAATTCTTGCCAAGTGTTAATAATCCCTTGTTCAGAGCTTAAACGATATGTAGCATCAGATGGAACTATTGCTGAAAGTGTTACCCATATATCGCTCGAAGATACATATTGCTTAAAAAAAGAAACTTCCTCATCCCCAATAAAAAGACTTACCTTTTCAGTGTCTGTTGTTGAGGCACTGATGTTTATCATTATTGGCTTACCTGTTGTATTTGTATATGTAATATCATTTTTTCTATCATTCTTTACATCTTGCCAAGTTTGACCTACTCCGATTTCTTTTAAATCTGCTGTATTTGCTTTAGTGTCTAATTGCCCTTTATTAACAACATCATCACTAGCTGCACCAGCTTTTGCTTTAAATAGTTGAGTAGCACTACCACCAAGTAAAGCTTTACTATCAAGTTGAGATTTACTAACTGCTTCATCATCATTTGTAGCATCAGCTACTTTGAAAGTTTGAGTAGCGTCTCCACTCTCATTTGCTTTTGTCGCAACTTCATCCCTTAAATCCTCTATCTTTGTTTTAAATTGGGCTTGTGTTACTGTGTTTCCGCCCAGTTCTCCGCTTGCCGGTAATGCCATATTTTCTCCTTTAAATTTTATAACCCGTTAAAATTAGGTCACATAGACCGCCTACATCCGTTCCGCTTGCATCATAAACATTTATTGTGACGCTGTTATTGCTTTTTGTGTATTGAAAATTGATACCGCTCCCCCCTTGCAATGTTGCTTGCACATTTTTGATGATATCTATACTGTTTGATGTGTATGTTGTGCCGCCTGCTTGTACCGTGAAATCATTTAGTTTTTCTATGATGTCGTCTGCATCGACTACTATTTTTAGTGACGCAATGCTTGACTGCGCTTCTGTTTGTGGATAGTCTACTTTTATAGTCACATTTTCGCCGTAAACAACATCAAACCCATTTACATATGCTTGATACTCCACATCCTCATACATTAAATCTGTATCGTTTTTGTAGTACATAAGATTTTCAAAGTTATAAAGAGGTCGGTTATAGTCTTTTTTATAATAAAACTTTGCATCAAATGAGCCGGAGTATTGTAAAACTGCTTTTGCTGTCGCTCCAGCCGTAAAGTGGTCGATATATATCATCTCTTCATATGTGCCGTCATAAAAAATAGCGCTGTCTTGCTTGTCATAAAATTGCTCAGTGTCTGCTAAATCATACATTAATGCATTTAGCCCGTTTGCAATTAGCACCCCGTTTTCATCAACAATACAATTTGTCTTTTCTCCGATAAAGTTTGAAAAGTCATATGTTTCTATGAGATTGTTGATTTTTACATCGGCTACATTCATAACTATTGTTTCTGGGGATAAACTCTCGTTAAGTGATGTATCCATAGCTTTGATCATAAAAGTATAAGTGCCTTGAATATTTGGAAACGCCCCCTCGTAGGAGTTTACAGATAGGTATCCGTCAAATAAATCTACCCCGTTGTTCCAATCTGTAGAAGTGCCGTAGTTGTACTTTATTTTATAGCCTTTAAGATCCACTTCCGTGTTTTTGCTCCAAGTTAGCTTTTTCCCACTTTTATTTTCTTCAAATAAAAAGTTATTTACATTTGCAGGGATGTCGGACTTCCCTATAAATTTATGAGTTATCTCGCAATTGCCGACTTTAAAAACATATGTTTTGTCTTGAATGAGTTCATTTTTAAATTCATAAGTATTAGCGTATGACATGCCTACATAGTTTCCATCAACATAAACAGGGTTTTCCGACTTAGAGCTCGTCCAGCTAAGTGTGAGTATTTCATCAACTGTTCCCGTTGCATTTTTAATGAGTACTTCATCAGCTTGTAAGTTTGCAACGTTATCAACGTATATCACTTCTTCAACACGTATAACGGCGCTGTCATTATAAACATCCGCGTTGTACTCAATTGCTTGTATTTTGCGTGTCAAATCTGTGTCTCTTGTTACGCTTGCAACTCTGTAGAGATTTGTTGCTTCTGTTGTCTGCAAGCCAAATGCAAAGACATCAAACTGTTGTGGGATAATTGCCATTTCACTTACGGTCAGTGTGTCAGTTAATGTGTCTTCTGCAACTGCTGGAACGTCAATTGTTATGATTTCATCAGTCGCTAGACGTATTTGTATTTCATAGAGTTCGTTCGCGGTTAAAAATACTTCTTGATCAAGTGTAATAGTTGTGTTAGTAGCAGATACTATTCTTCCATCTGCCATTGTATTTGTCATATACTTTTTGCCGACTTTTATGACATCCCCAACCGTGCAGGCTATCGCATCGATGCTTGCCACAAATGATACTGTTTCAGTTATGTATCTGTTGTTGTTAAGTAGGAATTGTGCATAATTCGCAGCGTGTTGTTGCTTTGTGCATCCATAAAGATTAACGGCTGACTTCTTTTCAATCGTAGTGATGTCATAGTCATGTGACTGTACTTGAACTGTTTTAGACTTGTATCCGTCTGTTTCATCGTAGTATGTAACTTCAACTACATTTGAGCGCTCATTGTATGGTACATAGTCAAGTGAAAAGCTACTGTCAACTATGTTTCCGCTTGTAAAAAGAAAGGACTGAGTAGGAATTTCTACCGCTTTATCTATAATCGGCGTGAATGTACTGCCAAATTGCACGACCGTTGCACGTCCCAATATCGAAACCATGTTCAAAGCTGCTTGAAGCTCATGTTGTGCGTCTAAGTAGAGATTGCATGTATAGCCTTTGAAATTACAATACTCCGCCCATTCTTGAAACTTATCCAAGTTTATATCATTGTCTGATATTCCCTCTCGTTTAAGCAAATCATAGCACGCCCAAGCAGGATTGTTTTTCTGTTTTACAGTGCCAATATTTATACACTTACATGTAACAGTAGGCATCCCACCGTTAAGCTGGTCTGTTGCCATAGCATTTACACTTAACAGGGCTACATTCGGATATGTGAAGTCGTCATACACTATCTCATTTACATAATCAAGCGTAAAATCATTCGCAACTCTTGTGTTAGTGCTGTAATCACTCGTCCTGATAACTCTAATTTCATATTGATTCGGCAATTTGTTTGATAACTTATATGCCAATCTTTTTGTTGTTTTAAAAGTATCTGTTATTGATTCGCTATGTCCTAGATACCATGTCGTTTCTCCGGTGGGGCGATATTGAATATCAAACTGCACTGTCCTGCTTGTGTAGTTTCCATTATCGTTGACATAGTAAAGCCCTTTTGGAAAAGCAACAACTACTTCTAACTCTTGAACGCTATTTCCTGCTGTTGTATATGTAGTTACTGCGTTTAACTCGTTTAGCCCTCTTTGTAGCGATGTAGTTAATACGCTATCTCTGAAATTTCCTATGGCTGCTTGATTGTTTGCCCCTTTTGTGATTGAAAAAGAAACTTCATTATAGTTTGCAATAGGCTGCCCGTTAATTTCTACATCCGTAATATCGTCAACTACTCCATCGTTTACCGCCATTAAGATATTAATGTGCTGTTTGTCACCGGCAAGGGAGATATAACTTCCAATGATTGGCGGTGTTACTCTTGCCTCCCCAAGCATTATAGGAAGTGCGCTGCCTGCTGCCTGTGCATTACTTCCGCCGCTAAAAGAGTACGTCGGGGACACGTTTTCCAATGAACTGCTGTTTAGCCCTGCTGGCTGTGGCGTTGGCATTAGCGTGTTTATTAAAAGTCCGCCGCCGATTATAACAGCCGCTTGTATTCCGCCGTAAATTAAAGCCCCGGACATTCCGCCGTATACTCCAGCACCAACCATCCCCGCAGTTGCACCCATTAGCGCACCGGCTGCATATGGAGCAGCTATCACTAGCGCAACCATCGCAACTGTCTTAAGTGGATTACTGCCTCCGCCTCCTCCGCCTTTCGGAATAGCAACAAAAGCCAAGTGATCTTTTTCTTTTAAAATGTACGTGTAGTCTTCTATGATTGCGCCATTCACGGATGCTACAAACTCAATGCCCTCTTTTTCGCTGTTTAGATAATAAAAAACGGCTACCCCGTGGCTTATTTCGCTTACTTCTTTGTCGTTAATATCAAAAGGATTGTTTAGCTTTGTTAAAAGTGCCATTTATAAAACCCTTTTATCTGATTTTTTACTGTTGGATGTTCTATATCAATTATATGTGAATGTGCATTTTCATAACTGTGCAGCATTGTTTTATCATTTAGCATTACGCCGAAATGTGTAACAATCTTCGGGTGTTCTGCATTTAAACACATTGCCACGACTGCGTTTTTCTGCGGTGTTGTCTCTCTCCAATTTTTGCTTATTTGCTCTAAATATACGGCTAAAGTTCTGCGCGGTGTTTCTGCTCCCGTGTTAACTTCTGGGATGTCAATGTTTAGTTCGTTCTTATAATAAAGTTTCACAAGCCCGTAGCAGTCGCACCCTGCAAACGTTCGCCCTTTATCCAAATATGGGATGCCTATGTATTTTGTCATACTGTCACGCCTTTGTTCCCTATAGTTGGAAAACCGCCATAGCGATCAGAATTATCAAGCTCTCTGCATCTTGCAAGCGTTTTGTCACATGTTGTTTCTTCTCCCGAATAAAGACACTTTGTACCTTTAAATTTAAATCTACATAGATTCGGGAACATTCTATTGAGCGGTGTTCTGGCTCTGTACAAATCTCTAGCGGACACTGTAAAAGTAACTTCAAGCTGATTGACTGATTGCGTGGAAAGTGTTAAATTCTGCACAAGCACCGGTGTTGTATTTTCTAAGTCTTTGCTGTTGACGATGTATAAACTTAGCGTGAGCGGCGCAAATCCATTTGTTTTAAGATAGACATCATATTCTCTTATATACTGTCCGATAACATTATTTACATTTGCCACTTTTATTTGAAATTGTGCTGTTTCGGCGTTTGCGCTTTCGCTGACTTCTTGAATTTCAAAAGGAAAACGTTGCCACAGAATACTGTTCCATGTGATGTCTTCGGTATTGTTTACAATTCTAACTGTCTCTGCAACGCCGGGGATGTTTATTTCAAGCATGGCAAGAAATACGCTGTCAGATGTGAGTTTGTTCTTTTCAGTTTTTACTACAGGGCTTAAACTTAACATCTTACACTTCCTTCAATGTTAATGAAGTTGAGAAATAGCGAGGCATATCTTGATTGAAAGAGATGCTGTCACTTGTAAATCTTACTTGATGCGTTGTTGCAAATACTGCGTCATAAAAGTCAAACATAAAGCCTTGGTTAGCATCAAAAAAGTCTTCTAGCACTTGCGCTTCTGCCTGTGTTAAAACACTAAAAGTCAGTGAAAATTCTTTAATGTTTCGTGTATTTTTAAGGCGCTGCTGCTCATACCCGCCGCCGTAAGATTGCTTAATAAGTGGCTTGTTCGTTTTTCTGCTTATTTTCGTAATAGGGAGAGTTGGAAAAGTTGCCATTATCTGATTCCTTTTAGTACGTCTCGCATACCTTTAACATTTCGATTCACGCCGTCAATAACCATTGTAATAACTTTCTCTTGTTCACCCCGTTCATTCGTTCGTGTCATTTCGCTTATTGCGCTTGCGTCTATCTCTTGACCTGAATTGTTTTCTATGTTTATTACTACATTAGATGGGGAACTCTTTACGCCTAAATCGCCGCCGACTCTTGTGAGCGGCATAATCGCTTCCGCTCCCGCTTCTCCGAATACTCCAAGATTTGGCACACCGCCATTCGCGAACATGAAAGGCGTTGGTGTGTCTATTACTTTGTTTGAATACTGAGAAAGTGACGCGCTTTCGTAGGCCCCTCCGTGTGCGTTTGCAAAAAGACTGCCAAAGCCTCCTGCAAAAGCACTTGAAAATGCAGCGGTCAGTGGCTTAGTAATGCTCTGCTGTATAGACATTCGCACCATGTCAGATATGATGGAGTTTGCAAGTGAATTAAAGTCCATTTTTCCAGTCATCACAAAATTAGTCAACGAGTTTTCCATCCCCTTAAAAGCGTTAGTGAAAACATAGTTAATCTCTTTAGATGTCTTTTTGCTTGCATCTTCTAACTTTTTAAGATAGTTGTTTTTATAGCTGTTGACATATTTGTCATAATCAGCACCTTTTAACCCCATCAAATCAGCGTTTGTCGTAGCAGTTGAGCGGTCATCAGAAATAAGCCAAGCAGTTTTGTAATCTTTTAACTTGTTGTAGTAATCTTCCCATACTTGTTGGGATGCTGCAATTTTCGGCTTTTCATCAATAAACGGATCAAATTTATTAAAATCTTTTAGAGCTTTAATCCACTCTTGAGAATCTTTTATTTGTTGTTTTCTTGCTTTTTCCTGTGCATCAATGTATTTCTTGTTGATTGCTTCTGACATCTTATTGATGCCATTAAATGAACTTCCGTCAAGACCGTTTAAAGTTTCTTGCCATGTTTTATTTTCTTTTGTTAGTCCGTCACCTTTATTTGTTTTATTTATTTTAGAAACAACACTATCATACTCTTTTGTTAAATCAGTCAATTTATTTTGATATTCAAGTAAATCAGCATTAAGCTTTTTCTCACTTCCTGTCCACATGCTGAAACTTGTTTTTCTGCTTTGTTCTATTCTATCAAAAGTGTTTAGATAAAGTCTTTTCGTTTCTTCTAATTCTGATTTGATTTCAAATTGTCTTCTTTTTACATTCGCCTCTTCAATAGCTTTAAGTTTGTTTGCCATTTCGTCTATACTTGACGTTGTGCTTTTAATGCCTTCTTTGATACTGTCGAACATATCCGCCGTTAATATTCCGGCTAACTGTTCCCATGAGTTTTGAAGATTTGATACAGCCGTGGTCATGTTATCAACGGCTCTAAAGTCTTTTAGCTTACTATTTAGAAGTCCTACTACATCGCTACTTTCTTTTAGTTCTTTATTCGTTAACCCTAATCCACTTAAAAATCTTCCTAAGTCACTATTTGCTAAAACAGTACCAGTTGCAAGACCGTCAACACCTGCGAGGAGCGAATTAAATTCTATACCCGCAGCACCTGCCGCAATACTTACTTTTTTAGTAAGATTTATCATCTGTTCGTTAGATGCACCTGCTTTTTTCATAGATACATACATAGCTTTATAAATCTGGTTTGTTTGGTTGAGTGTATGCGGTGTTTCTGCGTTGATTTTTGCAAGTTCGTTAGCGGTTTTAATCGCCTCTTTTTGTGACAAGTTGTATTTCTCAGCAATAGATAAATGTTTACCCATAGCTGAAACATTGCTACTTGTTGCGACTGTTAAAGCGGTAAGCCCCGCGATAGAATCTTCCATATTTTTGTTGAAAGCAAAGCCTGTTTTGATTACTGCTTCAAAAGCTTTTTCTACTGCATAAATTCCGCCAACTGCTCCAGCTAATCCAAGAAGTGACGATTTCATAGAACTTACTGATGAATTTGATTTATTTACTTTTTTATTAAGTTCATCAAATTCGCCATTAACTACTTTAAGGCTTCCTGTGTCTTTGTCAATACTAATTTTTATTCGTAAATCTTTTTCCAAAGTAAAGCCCTTTTAGTTTATTTTTTATTTTGCAGTTCCTCTGCAAATATTCTTCCCATTTGAAGCACAACAGGTGTAAAATCTTTTACACTAAAATTATTCCATTTCAAGAAGTCTTTTGTCGCTTCGTAGTGCTTACCAGAAACAGAACCCATGCCGCCATATTCAAACGGTATCTGTAAAAATATTCTTGTCAGCACAAACATGTCAATATCGTCATCAAAAAAAACTATCTTTGATAACGGGTTATTGTTTATCTCTTCCCTTTCTTCGTCTTCAAGGGAGAGTTCGCCACTTCCCCTTGCATTTTGCCTTACCCATTCATAAAGACTTTCTAGCCTCTTTTGTGTAGCTTTCCCAGCTCTTCATCAAGCTGTCCTTTAAAGTCATAGATATTGCCGTTTTCGTTTTGATACTCGATGAGTTTTTCTACTGCCCCGTCTGCTTTTGAACTGAGACACTCTAATAGTGATTCTTTCGCATAAGCTAAGGTCTCTTTTACGCCGTCAATATCTATACCTTTGTCAATTTGTTTTGTTGTCGTCTCAAGATACTCATACTCAAACTTTGCACCATCTGGGAACTCAACTTCAAAGTTGATTTTTTTTCTGTTTAATTTAATTTTTTTCATAGTTTTTCCTTGTAATTTTTTAAGGCAGTTTTTTAGTGAGGGGAAACTACAAAAAACCCCTCTTTTATCTATTAACTGTAAAGCAACTCAAAATGGTGTCCACTTGTGCCATCTTTTAAGCATCTAAACTCCCTTGTAATACCAAGCTTTCCACTGTCGTCACTCTCTGAGTTTGTAAGTGGTTTAGCACTGCCAATAGTAAGCGTTACGGTTTTCCCTGCACCATTTCCGAGCGTGATAATAACGCTTTTAATGCTCTGCGTTGCCAAGTCATCCCACGCTGTAGATGCTGAGTCTTCATACGCCGTCAAAGAAATTTTAGGATCAAAATCAACTCTTTCATATTTAGCTAAGTTAATCGCGTAAATATCTTGAATATCATTGTTTAGCGAGAAATCAAATGATTTTAGATTTAATACTGCACTGCCCACTGTAATTGCTGATACTTTATTAACAATCATTAGCGATTCGCTATCAAGCGTTACGGTAGGGTTTGTTTCATTAACAAACAAAACATCCGTATATCCACTTGATGTAAACTCGGCGATTACAACCTCTCCGACAGTTCCACTTAGTTTAAAATCACTTACTATCCCATCAATAACACGCTTTCGACCATCGACATAAACAAGTGCCTCTGCTGGCTGCAGATTGCCTTGATTCGGATAATATTTCACACCTGTGTCATTTGTTCCATCATTTTGTACTTCTTGTGCAAGTCCACTTGATAACAATAAATCTTTAATTGCGGGAGGTGTTCCAAGTGCATCACCTGCTTTGTTATTCCCTCTTAGTTTTGCTTTGATTGCAAGTTGAGCGGTAGTGTGCTCTTCATCGACGAAGCTTTGTGTATTCCCCATCTCTCCGTCAAGTTCTTTAAAGTCTTGTTGCTTGATATCAGGACTCACTAGAACAATGTCGTTAATGTTTACAACATCATCTGCTGTAGGCGTTCCGCCATATTTAAACAGAACTACATTTTGTTTTGTGTCTAAAAGAGCCATCTATCTTCCTTTTGTTTTTTTTGGAGCTGTTTTTTTAGGATTTTCTTCTTGAACTTCTTCTTGAACTTCTTCTTGAACTTCTTCTTGAACTTCTTCTTGAACTTCTTCTTGAACTTCTTCTTGAACTTCTTCTTGAACTTCTTCTTGAACTTCTTCTTGAACTTCTTCT